GACAAGTTAAACTTTTTGCGTCGTATCTTTGTTGGTATGCAGGTTGACGAACGTCTGGAGCGTGTCATTGAGTGTTTAGAGAAGCTAGAGTATGAGTGGAATGAAAAGCTGCATATTTGGTCGTCAACGCCAACCCACAAGGGCGGGTACTCAGACACGGTAGACAGTTTATGTTACATGGGGCAAGCTATCCAAAAATATAATATAACCGCTTCTAATGTCTTTTCGCGCGCCTATGTCAAAGACCCGTCGAAGCCTAAAGACACCAAAAAGGCAAGAGAGGAGCGTTTCCAAAAGTTCTTAGAGGAATCTCTTACGTTGGGTGGCGCGAAAAGGAATAACGACAATGTTTCCATGTTCGTATAACTTATGGTATAATTCCCTTGACATATAATTCTTAAGAGGGGAAGTTAATGGATGACGAAACAAAAATCCAAGAGCAAAATAACACAAGCGAAAATCGACAGTCCGAAAACGCCGCCGGAGAAAGTTCATTGGAGCAGCAAGCTAAAGAACTTTACGAAGAGCTTGGTATTGATAAGCCAGTTCCTAAGGCTAAAGGACGACCTAAGGGATCTGGTAAACGAGATAAAGATATTCAAGAAGACGGAAATAGACGTTCAAGTGCCGGGAACAACAAAGACGGAAAAGGCAAAAATGAATCGAGCGATGCACATAATTCAAGTGAAGATGGCGATTCAGCAGCTGGCTCTGACAAGAAGGATACGTCGAAGCAATCGGATTCTGGAGAGAAGGTCTCGTCTGACAAACTGGATGATAAAAAGGTTCGAGAGGAATCAGAAAAAACTGACGATGGAGTTCACTCGTCTGAATCCAAGCCTGGTAAAGATACTGAACAAGAAGGCGAAGGAGATGCTGCAAGAGGAGATGACGGACCTGACAAAGACCAAGGAAAACGCCCAGGTAAAAGCAACCCAAAAATAGAGCGTCGGTTCCAACATCTGACAGGTGAGCGTAATGCTGCCCTCAAACGCGCTGAGGCTGCTGAACAAAAATTAGCTGAGGTTCTGCGACAGCAAGAGCAGGCTAAGGTTGACAGTGAGGACCCAGAATACACCATTGATGACTTCCGTAGGGTCTACAATGAACGTGGTGAAGTCGTAGATTTAACACCAGACCAGGCTGAATTAGCATGGCGTCGATGGAAAGACGGCTATGAGCAGCGCCAAGCAGAGCGGTTTGCGGATGAGCATCATCGTCTCGAGCAAGAACAGCAAGAGCAACAGGTTACCCAGCAACTAATGCAGCGTTCAGTTGAAGCTCAAGAGGCGTTGGAAGACTTACTTGAATCAACCCCAGAGCTTGACGTGAACAGCCCTAAGTTTGACCAACAGTTGTCTGATGTGGTAATCCCAATGATTCAGGACTCAATTATTATTGACCCTGGTACAGGGGCTATTGTTGGATACAAAATCCAGCCTAAATTGATTCTGCAGTCTATACGTCAAGTGATGTCTACGAAGCGAAACTTGCCTTTGAATGGATTAAATGATAATGTTGATGTATCATCAGGCGTTAGAGTGAACAAAGGTCGGTCATCTGACTTTTTGAAGAGCTTGGTATTGACAAAAGGTTTTAATAAAATAAACAAGGAGAATAATAATGATTGAAGAAACAACTACCCCAGAAATTACCCCAGAAATTACCCCAGAAATTACTCAGGAGACTACCCCAGAGGTTGCCCCAGAAGCCACTCAAGAAACTACTCAGGAAGTTACCCCAGAAGCTGCTCAGGAGGCTGTAGCAACAGAAACGACATCTGAAGCGGCATCTGAAGCGGCGACGGAAGCGGCAGTAGCAGCAGCAACAGCGACATCTGAAGCAATGGCTAATGCGATTGTTGAAGGACTCAAGAGTGCTAACCAGAAAAACTTTGAACTCAACATGGAGGAAGGCATTGAACACCGCTTTAGCGTAGTGGCTGATAAAAGCACTGGCGAAGTCTTTGTCCGAGAGAACGAAACTGGTAAGCTATCTGCTCTACAGCGTGAAAGCTTAGAGGAAAAAGAAGCTAACCTACAGCACCGAGAAGTCGAGGAAGTATGATATAATAGGGTGGGGCGTAATAGAAACTCCCACCTCTATTCAGCCAAATACACTGCCGTAAATATTACGGTGGTGTATTTTTTACTGTTGACTTTTTTATCAATATGCTATAATAGGATTAAGCTATATGCTTGTATTTTCAGAAAATGTATGCATAGGGTAGTCATCACCTCTTGAAAATAAAGCTGAAGCACACGATGATAAACAACGTGTCTCATCAAACACAAAAAACAACTAAAAATACACCTAAGGAAGGTAAACATCATGGCAATTACACCTACTGAGATTTTCAGTGCAATCGTCGACCAGCCTTTCGACGATGAGAGCTACACAAAAGAACTTGAAGGTAACAACAAAGAAATTAAGTTTGAGAAGGGGTCTAAGACTGTTAAAGTCCGTACAATCACTACTGCGGGTGCAGTTAAAGACCACGACGCATCTAAAACGTTTAGTGAGCAGATTGCGGGTATCACCAACGCTGATGCAACAATCAACACCTACACGCTTGACCAGTCTAAGGACATTAAGCAGTTCCTTGACCGTACAGTAGCTTCGACCAACAACTCTATCAAAGAGGGCGGTAAGATTCTTAGTGCGATTGTTAAAGAGCAGCTTGTCCCGCTTATTGACTCATATCGTCTGGCGGTATTGGCAGGTATTGCAACCACTACAAGCCAAAAGGTTGTTAAAACAACTAATGGTTATGCAGACTGGTTGGCAGCACGCGCCTTCTTGGTCAACGCTCGGTTGTTCAAGACTGATAAGGTCATCGCTTACATCGGCACGACTGCAGCGGACGCTATTCGTCAGAGCGGCATGATGAACCCATTCACTGAGGGTATGGAGAAAAGTCTCCGTACTGGTGACATCGGTTTGCTGGCTGGTGTTAAGGCGAAAGAAGTCCCAGCTGATATTCTGCCATCAAAGACACTTGCTATCTTTGTGAACCCAGAAGTTGTGTCAGCACCACGCTTCTTGGACGACTCAAAGGTTGGCGAAAGCCCAGCTGCATTTGGTGACCTCTTGCTTGGTTTGTACATGTACACTTGTGTTGTGTCAAAGCCGAAGCAAAAGGGTGTGTCTACTATCGTTACCCAGTAGTCACACATATCGCATCAAAAACCCTGTATCCCCACAGGGTTTTTTGATATACTGAATGTATAACACTAAAAAGGAAAAACAAACAATGGTTAAATGGTACTATGATGATGACGAGGAGAAGAAAAAAGACGAACTTCTCCAGACCCCTGCTATAAAATCTGTTCAAGCAGTCCAAGATAATTGGCAGCCGACCCAAACAGCCAGTGGTAAAAAAATGCCGCAGGTGTCCTCTGACATTTTTGGGCAAGATGACGAGGATGAGGGCAACTATTTGTTGTCTGAGGAAAAGGCTCAGCTGGATGAAGAAAAGCGGCAGCAGCATGCAGCAGCAGCTGCGGCAGCTGAAGCACAACAGCGCGCAGCGGCTGCAGAGGAGGCTTCTATTGTAGCAGAGGAGGAGCCAGAGGATAACCACGCAGCTATAGATAGAGGGCTTGATGCTGGTAAAAGTTGGGAGGACATCTCAGCTGAGACAGGCATCAGTCTTGATGATGTGCGGAATTATTCTCAGTCTACTCGCCCTGAGTATGGTATTGATGTGTCTCAATATCAGCCTAAATATGCTGAGCGTGACAAAAAAGACGAGGGATTATGGGGTCTTATTAAGGGTCTTGGGGCTGGTATCCAGCAGGGTATCGGTGCTGTTGGTGATGTCGCAGCGCAAGGTGGTTCACTGCTTGGTTACGCCAAGGATAGGCTGACAGGTGTCAGTGAGGAGGAGGCTGCCAAAAGACTGTACGAAAACGGTGAAAACCTCCGCTCAATGATACATAATATGCGAGACATCAACGGGCAGCAAATTGTTGGTACTCGTGATGTCGATGATGCGGCTGCCCGTATTGCCAGGGGTGAGGGTAATGCTCAAGATTGGGTAGCTGTTGGTGGTAAAGGTTTGCAGGTTGGTCTTGATGCAACTATGTTTGCGAACCCGACCCGTAATGTTATGCGGGTACCAATGCCAGCCGTAGAGGGTGTCAATTTCGTGCGAAAAGTTGCCAATCACCCAGTTGTCCGTGGAGCGGCTCGAGACGCTGCGTTTTACGGTGGTATGCAAGGTATCGCTACAGGCGCGCAGTCATACGGTGAAACTGGCGATATCGGTCAGGCTATTGGTCGAGGCGCTCAAGATGCAATATTATCTGCTGTTACTCAAGGGGCGTTAGACCTTGGTGGATATGGGGCTGGTAGGGCGTTCTCTAAAGTCCATGACAAATTAACTCCAATCCGTGAGAACTTATTAGAAAATAAGCATGGCGCTAAAATTGGTGATGATGTGGTAGTCCCGTATGAAAACTCGGCGGTCTCTCCCCGTGAAGCGGCGTCGCCTGACACTAATGTGTCATTCCAGCAGCGAGCCGAGGCTCATGGTTATGTTACTCCAGAGGCTAATGGTGGTGAACTTCGTCCCGTCAAAAGTGTGAACCGCCCACTGATTGCCGAAAACCAAATGCCACTCTTGCTTGAAAAGAACCCAGTACATAGTGACGACGGCGTAGTCCAGCAAAGGGCGCTTGATGATGCAGCACCAACACAAGAGCTTCAACAAAACCCTGATGCACCTACTCAGCCTGTTCAGGCAGAGAATACACCTGCGGAGGCGGCACAGCTAGTCGCTGATGGCGTTAATACGCCAAACAAGGAGAACCCTACTGAAGCGCCTGTTAGCCGTGCTGATGAAGTCAGGCAGCTTCAGGAAGCTAAGGCTGGAGCCACTCAAGCTGAGGAAGCAGCACTAAACGCCAAGCTACAGCAAATTGACCCAGACACCCCATCAGTGGAGGGCAGCTCTTTGCCGGACAACATGGACAGTGTGCCAGTTGAGACCCCTAAATCCAGTGGGGCTGATGTCAACGCACCATTAACAATGAAAGACTTGGCTAAGCGTACCGTTGCTGGCTCTGCTAAGCCAGACGACTTCAATGCTGGGCTAGCAAGGGCTGTGGGTTTGACACACGACGCTGGCTCGCCGATTGCTGACATATTGAGCGAAGCCAAAGTCAGTCAAAAAATCAAAGACAATTTTGCCACTAAGTATGCAGAGCTTGAGGACTTGATTACTAAGCAGAACGAAATCCAGAGAAAGCATCGCGCGATGGTCAGAAAAGACAACCTTGCGGAAGGCTCGCCATTGTCTCAGGAATGGTCAGCATATGAACGACGCAAGGGTGAGTTGCAGCGAGATTTAAGTAACATCATCCGCTTTATTGATAGTAAACAGTCTGCAGGGCATAAACTAGCGTATGTTCTTGAGAATATTGTTAGTGGTAAAAACGCCAACCAGTTGTTGAGCGTTCCTGGCATTTCACGTAACGCACTTCAAGATGCTCTAGGCACGGTTGAGGCATTTGTTAAAAACCCAGTCCGTACAGTCAAATCTATGCCAAATGGGGGTAATCCGTTTGGGTCTGCTTGGAAATCAGCTATGAACAGTTGGAAATCAACACCGTTGTCTGTGTCTGAGGCGTACAAGTATGGTGTAGGCAACTTGTATGAGACTGTCATGACACCTGTTACCGGTGTGGCTAATATGCGCAAACAGCCTATCCGTGAGGCGCTAGCGGAAGCCAACTTGAGGGCTGCAGGGAAAAACCCAACGCGTGCTGAAGTTGTAAATTATGCACGTATGATGGGTGCTGATGAGGAGGCTTTGGTCAATGTTTTGGTCGGCTCGTCTAACGCTATGACGAACCGTATTCAGGCAAATAAGGCTATGGCTGCATATGAGCAACTCAGGCAGACTGGTAGCGAGACTTATAGGTCTCAATTGCACCAGTTAGTGGAGCGGCAGAATACCCTCGCTCAAAAGCTTGTCAGTGGGTTTGAGAAGCACGGTACACCTCGCCAGCGGACGGTTGCGGCTCTGGCTGAAGCAATACTGCCATACGCTCGCGTGGCGACAAACGCTACTATTAACGCTGCATATCGTCTAGTCCCTCACAAGACAGTAATTGACCAGCTGTTAGCGAGTGGACGCTCTAGCACCCATAATAAGTTAGCTACATTTAGAAATACAGTTGCTAACTACGGGTTGCTTGGAACCGTGTTGGGCTTGGTAAACGCTGGAGCTATTGTCTACAATAATGGCGATGAAGTGGACAAGCCACGTGGTATCTCAATCCGTTTGGTTGGCGATACATATATCCCTATTCGGGCGACCAACATGGAGACTGAGATTGCTGCAGTTCTTACGGCTTACAATATCGCTACGGGCAAATCTCGTCCAGATGAGGCTATTAACATGATGTCTGACAGCTTGCCATACATCAGCAGCACTGATAACGCTCTCACCGCAGGCAAATCATTGCTTGCAGGCGAGGGCGAGGGTGGTGATAATATGTATCACGCTAAAAGCTTTGCAGTTAACCAGGGCAAGTCTCTCATCCCATTGAGCAATAATGGTATTCAGCCGTTTGTCGCTAGTACGCGATGGCAGAGCTTGAACGCCAAGTCCTCTTATGACAAAGACATGGGCAAATGGTTTACGAATGCTGTCAGGCAAGCTTATGACCCATGGTTTCGTGAGACGCTACCTGACAGCCGAGACGCTGCAGGGCGAGTACGCACTGTCGACAACCAGGGTATATTTATACATAAGAAAATTAACGACGCTCAAACGGCTGAGTTCAACCCTACTATTGAGCGGCTAGTCAACTACAGCAAAGAGAACAAACTTGGCAAAGACGTGGGTGAGATGTTTAATACCTTTGACAATGACAAAAATAACAACTTCAGGTCTGTCCAGAACGCTATCACCTTTTTGGACACGCAGGGAGGAAAGCCAGATAATGCCAAGAAGTTAGAGAAAAATGGCAAACTGGCGGACTTGTCTCGCCAAATCCGTGACGGCTTCTTTGGCGGTAGCGGCGCTGAATTGCTAACGCTTGGCGGGAATACGCTGAAGTCTGATGCTTCTGTCCCAACCAAAAACGGTACCAAAAATTCACAATTGCCGATATCGATGCAATCCATCAGGAATGCTATTGCTCAGACTGACCTGCCAGCAGAGCAGCGAGATACTCTGTATAAGATTTCAGGGCAGTCGACTGAGCTGTACAATGCTTTGAAATCTAAGCAAATTAGCTATGAGCAATACAACACCGCAAAGACAGAGCTGCACATGCAAGAGCAGGCGATACTTAGTGGTTCTGCTAACTATCAAAAGCTCAATAACTTTATGCGTGAGCTTGATGATAGCGGCTTCTTTAGTGAGAATGGTCTTGGCTCAACAAAATCTGGTCAGACTTATTTGTGGAACGCCTTGAACGCTATGCTTGGTGCTAAAGGCTCAACTCCTGCAGCACAATATCAGAGTGATGAGAACTATACACCGTACGGACGTGGTGGTTGGATACCATATGGTCGTAGGGGCGGTCGTTTTGGGAACGGCGTGAAAAGCGGATTTGGTGCGTCAGACAAGACTGGTAACCGTGGCAATGCTGGTATCAAATGGGAACCAGTTTCTGCACGGAAAATGGCAACAGTTCAAGGACCTGAGTTCATTCCGTTTAAGGTAAAGG